GCTTCATCCAGAATGCGCTGTCGCGTACGCGCTTTATGGCTCAGCTTTTCCATCTTCATTGACTCCGATATCGTTGATAGCAATCAGTGTAATTATTACAACCATCATATTCTAGCTTGACGATAAATATTATGATCGTCATATTAAACCTCGTAAATATGATAACCATCATTTAGAGGAATACACCATGTCACAACATCTGGCTTTAATCACCGGCGCATCAAGCGGAATTGGCGCGACCTATGCAAAACAGCTGGCAGCACGCGGCACAAACTTGATTCTGGTGGCGCGCGATGAAGCCAGGCTCAATCTGTTGGCGCAATCTTTGCGTGAATCACATGGCGTTGAAGTCAGCGTGTTAGCGGCCGATCTCACCAACCATGATGATTTGCAAAGAGTCGATCACGAAATCCAGCAAAATAAAGCGATTACTCTGCTGGTAAACAATGCGGGCATGACGGTTGAAGGTGAATTCATCGACGGTGACATCGCGAAAATTCAAACAATGCTGACATTAAATATCGTGGCGCTGACACAGCTGGCCCACACTGCTGCGCAGGCGTTTCGTGCACGTCGCAATGGTACGATAGTGAATATTGCTTCAGTGCTAGCGCTAGTGAGCGAATCGGCGAATGGCGCGTACAACGCCAGCAAAGCGTATGTGCTTTCCCTGACCCGTAATTTGCATCGTGAATTAGCCGAAAGCGGTGTGCGTATGCAGGCGGTGTTGCCAGGCTTAACGCGCACTGAGATTTTCGAGCGCGCAGGAAAATCCATTAACGAACTTCCCGCTGAGATGCTGATGGAAGTGGATGATTTAGTCTCGGCTGCGCTACGTGGACTTGATGCCGGCGAACTGATAACAATACCATCCGTTGAAGATGTGCAGCTTTGGCAGAGTTACGAAGAAGCACGCATCGCCATATTGCCGTTCATCTCGCTTAACAAGCCTGCATCACGCTATTTGTAGCATCAGCAAACTTTCGAATGAGCCTGGTCTCAAAAACCAATGCTGGTTGGGCGCTTAATAAGCGATAGAGCGTGGGACGATAGAATTTTCTTTTGAGATCAATGAGTCAGTTATTGCTGTAATTTTCACCATCCAAATGGCGAACTCTGGATCACCCTAACAAGATACTCTATAATCCCCGCTCCGCTGGCCCCTTAGCTCAGTGGTTAGAGCAGGCGACTCATAATCGCTTGGTCGCTGGTTCAAACCCAGCAGGGGCCACCAAATTTAGTGATTAAAATCATGCATTTAAGCCGCTTTTTCAGCGGCTTTTTTGTAGCCAAATAGCTGATTGGCAGCAAAATGGCAGCAGGTTTTTTCCCCTCTTTTCTTCTGTTGCTTCTGCCCTTCACGTTTGACGGCTGTTTTACGCTCGTTCACACAGCCTCTGAAGGTGACCACATGGAAGAAATGCACTTCGTCTATATCAATGCAAAGGGGCAAGTAAGCGCCCAATCGATTTTTAATGTCAGCCACAGCGCCGAGCATGTGCAAGGCATCTGCAATGTCATCAAACAATTAAGAACTTTTCGCAAAGACAGAGTAATTAAACTTGTTGAAACAGCGGACGCTGCAACGACATTTTTAATGACGGTGAAGGAGAGTGATTACTCTCATATTCAATTGAGCAGGCCCAAAGCTCAAAAGGTAACTTTTGATGTTTGCTTCACTGGTTTTAAAAAAGCGGATAAAGATCGATTAATTGAGTGCGCAAATGCCAACGGCATGACAGTTAGAAGTTCGGTTACACAGAATCTTCAATTACTTTGCTGCGGATATAATGCCGGACCAACTAAAGTAACGGCAGCCCGTATGAAAGGTGTTGTAATACTTGATGAAAATCAATTCGCGGATTTTGTGAAAACAGGTGAAATTCCAGAAGTGTAATAGCCCACCTAAGCAGGCTATTTAATATTGGCAGCGATCATAACCACAGTGGTTGCTGCTGATTTCTTCCCGGATGCGGCGGCACAGGTTTGACGCTACCCGGTTTCATAATGATCTCAGAAACCGTTTCATGAGATTTAAACGTACAACTACAATTAATGTTCTGGCACTGGTTATATCGTTCTTTGGTTGTTGCTGATACCTGAAAGCTGCTGCGGGTATGTGCGGCGTTCCCGCACAAAGGGCAATTCATCATAATGTCTTCTCCAAAACCCAATTGAGATAAATATTACTCAATTTAACCATTTTGAGATAGCACTATTCCATTTCAAGTGAATCTATTTTCACTTCAAGTTCAATGCTGGTCGTGTAGCCACTCTCCGCGCTCAGGCTGTGCGTAAGAGTCGTGATAATCCATTCTCCCGCATCAATCGGTTGTTTAAACCCGCTTACCTTCACCGGCATTTCCGTGTAAAGATCCGCACGGCCACGCGCCAGCTGAATAGAGAACGTCGCCACCCCGCGCTGCAGACGCTCCCACTGCATTTTTGCGGCGCGTTCGGCGTTGGCCCGGTTCGCGTAGGTGCGGCTCAGCACCAGGACGTTCTCATCCGTGCCGATCAGGTAGTCGCCCTGCTTCGCCTCCGGCTCCTTCTTCTGCGCGGCGGGCTTGCGGCGTCTACGCTTAACCGTGGTTTCCGGCTTCTTCTCAGGCTCGCGAGTGTGCAGCCAGCTCGCGATAACGCCGGTGTAAGCGTCACGGTCAGCCAGGGTAAAGCGGTGGCCGTCGCCATCTTTGCGCACGAGGGTGATGGCGGGCAGTACTTTGCCGCTGGCCGTTTTGCCCTGTCCCTGCTGGATAAACAGCAGGTTGCCGTTTTTGATGCAGGCCACCGCGCCGCACTGTTTCGCCAGCCGCATCAGGAAGCTGGCGTCTGACTCGTTGGTCTGGTCGATATGGTCCACGGCCATCTTCGCCACGTCGTCGCCTATCGCCGTTTTGAGCTTGTGCCGCCCGGCAATCTCTTTCACCACCTCGCCCACGCTGGTCTGATGCCATGACTTTTCGCGCTTCGTGTTCAGCGTCTGGCGGAAGTCCGCGCTGCGGGCGCGCAGGGTCAGCCGGTCCGGCGTACCGCTATGCTCGATTTCGTCCACGGTGTAGGTGCCTTTCGGGAAAAGCGCCTCCCCTTTCCAGCCGAGCGCCAGCGACAGCTCAACGCCCCGGCGCGGCATCAGCAGCTGCCCGTCCGCGTCGTCCAGCTCAATGTCCAGCTGGTCCGCCTCAAAGCCGCGGTTATCGGTGAGCGTCAGGCTGATGAGCCGCTGCTCAATTTTCTGCGTAACGTCCGCACCGGCGAGCGTCAGGCGAAAAGCGGGCGCGTTCGCCTGCCCGTTAATCCAGCTGCCCGCCATCATGAGAACAGCCCGCCCACTGCGGCGGCCACTTTACCGGCGGCGTCAGTGGCCGCGCCCTGCATGGCCGAAAGCTGATCGCTTAGGCTGCCGAACATCTCACCCAGCGATTCGTCGGTGCGCTTCAGCGTCAGCGTGAACTCAATGCGGCGGCACAGGCCGTTGCTGAAAAACTCAGCCTTGGTCTGGCTCAGGCTCTCGATCACGAACATGCCGTAAATCGTGCCGCTGCCCTCAATCAGCGGCCAGGCGCGGCCCAGCTCGGCAATCTGCTCCAGCGCGAACAGAGACAGCCTGCCGCCGGTGATTTCCGGCAGCAGCACGCCGGACAGCGTGATCGTGTCGTTGTCCGGGCCGAGGAACTGCAGCGAGGGCCGCACGCCCACGCGGCTGTTTGACGGGAAGCGCCAGCTGCGCTGGAGCTGCAGCTCCTGATACGGCACCGTCTTGAGCATGAAAACAAACAGGCCCAGCGTCATCATCATTCTTCAAATCCTCCACGGTCTCGGTAGCTGCTGCGGGCGCGGGACTGCGCCTGCCGCTCTTTCGCCTCCAGCCTGCGCATCACTTCGTCGACCACGTCCTGCGCGCTCTGCCCTTGCTGCTGCACGATGGTGATCGGCGCGTGAATACTCACGGGCGCGGTAGTTGCTGCGGACTGCTGGCGCGGCGCGTCCTGCCGGTAGCTCTGCGCGGGCAGGCTCAGCGGGTGCAGCGGCTTCGCCTCCGCCGTTCCGGCTGCCATGCCAAACGTCATCGCCGCCATCGCGGCCAGCTGCGCGGTGCGTTTCCGGCTCGTCACGCTCACCGGCCCGCCGACGATTTCCGGCCCGTTCTCACCGACCACGCCAAACTGGCCCGCCGGGATGTTGCCGCCGGTATCGTACATGCCTGCAAACGCCGGGAACCCGCCCGCTGGCAGCGTGACTTTTCCGCCTGGACTGACGCTAGCCGCCTGCGGCGGCACCGGCAGCTTCGTACCCGCCGCAGCCTTGTTCACGAGGCCGAACTTATCCAGCAGCTCGCCGATCCCGGCCTTCAGCGTGTCCAGCGGATGCATCACCATGTTCAGACCGTCGGCCAGCCACTGCCCGAACTGCCTGCCCATTTCGGCGGCGTTCTTCAGCTCATCGGCGGTTGAATGCACCGGCGTCAGCAGGTCTTTAAACCAGCCGAACAGCGCCTGCACCTTATCGCCTATCCACTGGAACACCGGCTGGAGCGGTGAAAACGCCTCGCTGATGGGACCGGCGACGGCCCGGAAGCCGTCTACCACGCCGCCTAAATACGCCTTTATGGGTGCCCAGTATTTCCAGATAACCAGCGCCACACCGGCCAGCGCCGCCACGGCCAGCCCGACGGGACTCAGCAGCGCGCCGAGCGCCCACACCACGCCCGTCAGCACCGTACGCAGCAGCGCAAGCGGCGACTTCACCAGCCACATCAGCGCACCACCGGCACCGCGCACCGACGCAGCCAGCGGCGCAAGGGCCGCACCGGCCAGCCCGCGCACCTGCGCGCCGAGCGCCCGCACTCCGGCCATCGGGTTACGGAAGGAGGCAACCAGCGTCTGCCCGGCGTCCTGCGCCTTCTCCTTGATTTTCTCCAGCGCGCCCTCGCGGAACGCGTTCAGGATGCCGCCGCCCTCGTCGTCATCGTCACCGCCGCGCAGGGACGCCAGCGCGTCGCGGATTTTCTCCAGCCAGTTCACCGACTCCCCGGCCTCGCCGCCGCTGAACAGCGAGAACAGCTTTTTTATGCCGTCGCCGGACGATGCCAGACCGGGCGCCAGTTTTGAGAATGCCTTGCCCAGCCCACCCAGCAGCGGCGAGAGCTTCGCCAGCCCTTTCAGGCCGAGCATGTTCAGCCCGAAGCGCAGCATCAGGATCGGACCGAGCACGGCGGCCATGCCCACGGCGAGCGTGCCGAGCGCCAGCGTGACGGTTGCCACCACGGCGGCGAGTTTCATCAGCCTGCCGACCAGCTCCGGGTTGGACTCCACCCAGCGGCGCATGGTGCCGGTAACGCGCTTCACCGCGTCCATGATTTCCATCAGCGGCGTGCGCAGGGTGTCGCCGAGACTGCTCAGCGTGTTGGCCGCGCCGGTTTTCACCAGCAGCCACTGCGCGGACAGTGAATCTTTGTTGATGTCCGATTCTTTCTGCATGGAGCCGCTGGCCGCGTTGCCCTGCGTCAGCTGCAGCTGGCGTCGCAGCTCCGGCATGTTGTTGGCGAGCTTCGCCGCGTCCTTGCCGAACTCCTTGCCAAACACCATGGTCATCGCGGTCAGGCGCTTGTCGGCGGGTAGATTGTTCACCTTCTCCAGCACGCGCTGGATGGTGCCCATCGCATCCGTGGTCATCTGCTTTTCGATGGCTTTCGGATCCAGCTTCAGCAGCTCCATGCCGCCCATAAACGTCTTGCCCTGCATGGTGGCGACAGAGAGTTCACGCACCATGGCGTTCGCCGCGCTGGCGGCGGTTTCCGACGTTGCGCCGAGGCTCAGGAACGTGGAGCCGAGCGCCGCCGCCTTGCGGTAGTCCAACCTGTCCGCCACGCCGCCCATGCGCTGCAGCACGTCGATAATGTCCGATCCCTTGGACATCGCGTTGTCGTCCAGGTAGTTCAGCGCGTCGCCCAACTGCTCGATGTTGCGCGTGGGGATTTTGTAGAGCTGCGCAATCTTGCCCAGCCCCTCGGCCAGCTCACCGGCGGGCAGCTCAAACGCGGTGGACGCCTTCGCCGCCGTGGTGGCAAACGCCAACAGGTCGCGCTTCTGGTCCTCGTAGGAGTCGTTCTGGTTGGTCACGCCCATGCGCGCGCCGCCCTCGACCAGCGCGGCATAGTCAATCGCGCCGTTGTCCATCGGCAGCTGCTCGCTGGCGGCCTTGATGGCGGCCTGCATGTCGTAGAACTGCGCCGTGCGGTTGCCGTCGTTATCGCGCAGGCCGTTCACCTGCTTTGCCACGCCCTTCATGGCGTCTTCAATGTCCGCCGAGGATTTCACGGCGGCCAGCACCGGCGCGCCCATCGCCAGCCCGGCCACGGTGGTCGCCGCACCGGCACCGGCAATTTTATCGCGCACCTCAAGCGATCGGGCGTGGCGCTCGCGCAGCGCGTTGATTTTCGCCTGCTGCTCGCCGAGCCGCTTCAGCGACTTCTGCTGCCGGTCAATTGCAGCCCGCGCGTCGTCCGCGCGTCCTTTCAGGTCGCGCTGTGCCTGGCTGAGTTTTTTGGTATCAATGCCGGATTCGGTGAGCGCGGCGCGCTGGCGCTGTACCGAACCCAGCAGGCCCTTATAGCTCTGCTGCAACTCGCGTACGCGGTTCTTCGCCTGCTCCAGCACCCTCGCCTGCGCAGCAGTGGGCCGGTTGGTGGCGCTGAACTGCGTTGCCAGCTTCGCCGCTTCTTCGCGCGCGCCCTTGAGGTTATTCGCGGTGATAGCAAGCTGCGAGCGGGCTTTACGGAAGCCGTCGATGCGCGCGGCCTGCGCGTCTAAGTCCTTCAGGCTGGCGCGCGCGGTGCGCAGGGAATCGGCCAGCTCGCGGGTGCTGGCCTTTGCAGAACGGAAGGGGCGGGTCAGTTTGTCTACCGCGTTAAGAACAACCTGCAGGCGCAAGTCTTTATCACTCATCGCTGGTCCCGTGTCGCATTATCGCCTTATGCCGCCACTCCAGTACCTCGGTCAGCGTCATGAACTCGGTAACGGACGGCGGCCAGTGAAAGACGGTGGCAATATCCGCCACCAGATCGTCAACCGTCAGGCCGTCGCTAAATCCGACAGCACCGACTTCTTCAGTAAAAAAGTGACCATCTCCACCGACAGGCTTACCAGATCGGCGGGGTCCATCTCGGTGATTTCCTGCGTGGTCAGCGCCGGGGTAGTGACGCGCGGCAGCACGGTGATCATGGCGTTTACGTCCATGTCCATCAGCGCCTGCAGTCGGGTGCCGCGCAGCGCGCCGGACTGCGGCTTGCGCACGACGACGCTTTTAATCTCGGTTTTACCGCGCAGGATCGGGGTGTCCAGCTCAACGGTTTTTTCGGTGGTTTTGTCGGTCATGTTGATGTCTCGCTAAAAGGGTAAATGACGGCAGGGAATCCCCTGCCGGAAGTGATTACAGGCCGAGCGCGTTGCGATGCGCTTCCATCAGGTCCGTGCCGTCCACGATGTGAATCATGTTCACCAGGTCAATCTCGTAGAGCACTTCGCCGTTGATGGTCAGCTTGGCGTAGCTGTTGGTGCCGGACACCTTGGTGGTGCTGGATTCGCCGGTCTTCCACTCGCCGGAGTCCAGCTCCTTGTGGCGGCCACGCACGACCAGCTCCACCGCCTGCACCTCGCCGGTGTCGTCGCGCTGAATGGAGCCGGTAAAGCGCAGCTGCACGCCGTCCACGGTCAGGGTGCCCATCTGCTTGAACAGCTTCGCCTCAACGCCGCCGCAGGTGAATTCAGTATCCAGCGCGCCGTCGTCCAGGCCCATGTCGATGTCCACCGCACCGGCCATGCCGCCGCCGCGATATTTTTCGAACTTACGGGTGACTTTCGGCAGCGTCACGGACTCAATCAGCCCCTGCCAGTTGTCGCCTGCGTTGAACAGGTTGAGGTGCTTGAGCTTGCGGGGTAATGCCATGATTCAGTCTCCTTATGCGCTGACGCGGCTGGCGAAATCGACCAGGTACTGATCGGTGATGCGCTGACGCAGCAGCAGGTTTTCAAGCGGCGGCACCGGCGTGTAGTCGTAGTCGATCAACAGCTTGCCCGCCTTGAGCGTGTCCTTGTCGTTCAAGCTCTCGTCCAGCCAGCAGTCCGCGCCGATGAGATAGCCCTGACTCACGAGGCTGCGCAGCTTGGCGCGCATTCCTTCGATAATGTCGCGGGCCAGCGACGGGTTCAGCGCGCCGTCCACCGCCCACATATGCGCCTCGGCCATGGTGTCCGCCAGCACCTGCGCGGTGCGGGTGTAGCACTCGAATTGGAACAGTGCTTCATCGCTCAGGCAGCGCGAACCCCAGAAGCGGAAACCGTCTTTACGGATAAGCGTTGTGATGTCGTTCTGGTTTAGCAGGCCGGAGTCGGTGGCCGGATCCTGCAGGTCCCAGAACACGTCTTTGGAAATGCCGGTCACACCGTTCACGCCGACGTTTGACAGGGATTTGTGCCAGCCGGTTTGCTCGTCGATTTTGGCGCGCAGGCCGAGCGCGCGGGCGGTGGCGAAGGCCGTCGCGTCCGCCTTCAGCACGGTGTCAAAGTTGATGAAGTCCGGCCAGATGAGCATGCCCTCGCGCTGGCTGAAGTTCGCGCGGTAGGCAATCGCCTCTTCCACGCTCTGACAGCCGTAAGCCGACAGGTAAGCAAAGCCGCGCAGGCTCTGCGCCACGCTCAGCAGCTCGGTAGCCACAGCCTGCGTATCGTGACCGGGCACGCCGAGAATGCGGGGCTTTACGCCGCATACCGCCTGCGCGGCCAGCAGCGCCTTCATGCCGGTGCGCTGGCCGTTACTGACGCCGCCGATGATATTGGAGGTGGTTTCAGCCTCGGTTTCGCCCTGCGGCACGCGCACGACGACGGTGACGGGTTTCGCCTGGTCGGCGATGGCGTCCAGCGATCGCGCCAGCGTGCCGGACTCGCCCGCCTTGCCGCTCGCGGTGAGGACGTCGGTCAGCAGTACCGGACGATTAAGCGGGAATGTGGCCGCGTCGGCGTCATCGCCGGTGCAGACCATGCCGACAATCGCCGTGCTAATGGTGGTGATGGTTCGGGTGCCCTCGTTGATTTCCTCAACGCGCACGCCGTGGTGATAATCCTGTGCCATATGGCGGTTCTCCTGTGAAGGGGTTCCGCTATGGTCGGCGCTATGTCACTTCGGGGCACTGATTTGCTGTTGTATGGGCTATGACACAACGGACGAGCGCAGCGCCCGTTGCTCTGAGGCGGGAATGTAGCGGTATAGCGTTTTAACCGATACGCCGATCACCAGTGACACCTGGAGAAGCGTGGCCCCCTGCGCCAGCATTCGCCGGGCGCGCTCCGTGATTTCCGGCGTCATTAACCGCCGCCTGCCACCAATGCGACCTTTCTCGCGGGCGGCTGCCAGACCGGCGCGGGTTCGCTCCACAATCAGCTCACGCTCCATTTCGGCAAGCGCGCCCATCACGTGGAAAAAGAATCGCCCCATCGGCGTGCTGGTATCAATGCTATCCGTCAGGCTGCGAAAGTTGACGCCTCTCTCGCGCAGCTCCTCGGTCAGCATAACCAGATGCTGCATACTGCGCCCCAGCCGGTCCAGTTTCCAAACGACGAGCGTGTCACCCCGTCCGAGTGCGCGGAGTGCTTTTTTTAGCCCCGGCCTGTCGCGGGATTTGCCGCTTATTTTATCTTCTAAAATCAGGTCGCAATTTGCGCTCATCAGCGCGTTACGCTGCAAATCCGTATTCTGCTCACTTGTTGATACCCTGATATAGCCAATCAGCATGGACTCACCCCGTTAAAAGCCGCGAAGTGTGCCAGCAGGAAACTAATCAGGGCCACAATTATCTTTCTCAAAAACCTTGGTTTGGGCGAAGCAGCAAAACGCGATGTCGGGACCGGCGATAAGCAGCTGCCTGATATGTCCGCCTTCGGCTATTCACGTAATGGGCAGAACGGCTGGTCAATGCTG